AAAAAAACGAAAAAGATGTTGATATTAAATCTGCGGCCGCTGGTCTAGATGTAGCTGAAATTTTATTCTCCACGATGGTGTCTGACAGATCTACCCCTCTACCAAACTTTTCTTCTTTGAGTGCGGAGGCATTAGAAGATCTTGAATCTTTCACAGATTTCCAACCATCTGCTGCTGTTGATATGACTGTAATTAAAAATAATAAAACCAACAAAGAACTCACTTCTAATATTCCAGAAGGTCAGTCTGTTAGTGAAAAGGGAAATGACATATCATTTAGGCAAGCAGATTTATACGAAACACAAACGACTGGATTTCCCGCTGAAATGGATACAGAGGAGTTGCCCTCAAATCCTGGCGGGGCAACTCCTCGTGCATCAACGGGGGTATCAAATTTGCGGGGTAGTACCGATATTCGAACTAAAGGCAACCCCTATGGATACGCTTAATCCTTAGCGAGTCTCTCGAAGTAGTCGAGAGCATCAGTTTCTTCTGCAACGCTCTCAGACTTGCTCTCAAGCGCGTCAGAGGTCTCCTGAATGGTCGGTGCGCTCGTTCCATCGTTAGAACGGATATCATCACCAACAACCTCCATAAGACGCTGCTTAAGCTCGTCATAGGACTTGAAGTTAGAGGGATCGGTAAAGGCAGTCAACGAGTACTGCTTCTTCCAAAGTTCCTCAAGCTGGACATCATCACCATCGAAAAGTTCGCTAGGTGAGTCAAACTCAGACTTGTCGTAGTTGATGAAGCCAGAGATCTTACGAACCTTGAGCTTGAAGTTTGCTCCATCCCAAAGGTCGAAAGGATTAACTGCCTTTTCATCAGCAAACTCAGGCTCCATTGCTTCCTGAATCTTGTCGAAGATCTTCTTACCAAACTTGTAGAGGAAGATCTTACCTTCGTTCTGTGGGTTGGCAGGATCACTGATAACCAGAATGTTGGAGATGTACTGGAGCTTACGCTTACGTGCTCTAGCAATATCCTTGTCTGATTCGATACCACTGTTCCAGAGTTCTGAGTTCATCTCTGACACAGGATCCTTCTCACCAAAGGTTGTGCGGGAGTTCTCGATGAACCATCCACCCTTACCTTGGAATCCATGTGAATAGAGCTTTGCCCAAGGAAGATCTTCATTGGGAGGTGCTGGAAGGAATCGAATGACGGCATAACCGTTACTCGCCTTGTCCAACTCAGGTCTCCAGAATCGCTCATCCTTATAGGACTTCTTTTCTGATGTTGCCTGAATCTTCTTTGAAAGTTCATCAAGATTGGAACCGGAACGGGACTTACGCTTAAAATCTGCAAAATCGCTCATGTTAGAGCCTTTCCCCGAGGATCTACCTCGGCCTTAGTAAAATAACAGGGAACTCCCCTGTGCTTAGATCGGTAGTTGTACTTCTTGTTTTGGTAGGATATTGAGGTCTTGACCTTCTACTTTGAGCTTTTCGATGATGGGCTTGGATAGCGACTTAGCTACGATACCCGGTTCAATCTCATGCTTCTCACACAATTCTATCACGGCTTCTAGGTAAGTTCCACCATTATCTCGAACAATATTCTCGACTTTTTTGGAAAAGCCTTGTTTTTCTTCGTCGCTTAGAATCAATGTGTTTCTCCTGTTGAATACATAGTATACCTTATATATGCTGTCTGTCAAACCCTTATATATAAATTAGTTCATAGGAGACTAACTAAAAATGCCAGATACCGGATCAAATATCATCGTACAAACAGTGGGTAACACCGCTAATCTTGCCACTGACTTCGGGACAAGTGGGGTCAATCTCTCTGATGCTCACATACCACTACAGAAAATGGCTTTCGGTAATTCTGGGGCGGCTATTCGTGTCTCTGCATCGGACCCATTACCGATCACAGTATCCGGTAGTGACGTTGCCATTACGATTAGCGGAAATGTAGGTAACTGTGGTGAATTTGGTATAGGCAACTTCAACAATCAATATCTCAAAGTAGCTGGTTCCACCGCAGGTGCAGGTATTACCGTACAAGGAACTGTGAGCGTCACTGCTGGGTCTGAGGGGGTCAGGGTCACTGGAGGTATTATTACAGGACTGAACTCCACACGAGACGCTGTAGGAGTCACTGGAACTGTCTCACTCATTGATATTGATGGTACGACAGGTGCCGCAGTTAAATTGTACTCTGGTCTAACTGCCATTGGTGTTTCTGGTGATTCTCTGAAAGTTTCAATTGTTGACGCTGGTATAACCCTTACTGCCACAGTTTCAGCAACCACGGGAGTCACCAATGCGACTGGTACAAGTGCGATTCGAGTCGAAGGTCAAACTGGTGGTCGGGACATTCCTGTTTCTATCTCAAGTATTACACAACCATCAGGCTTCACTGCGGGTCAACACTCGGTCACTGGTATTGGTACTACATTGCCTTCTGCTGCTCTGGGTAGTGGAGTGAAGTTGAAAGCAATATCATCAAACACATCAACCATATACCTTGGACACACTTCTAATATTGGTACAACTAATAGCTACCCCCTTCTTGCTGGAGAATCGTGTTTCCTTGAAATATCGAATCTAAATCTAGTTTCAGTTGTTGGTGGTGCAACTGGTCAAACAATATCATATCTTGGTTCTTAAGTTAAATGCCTGAATTTTCTCAACAACATAGATCCTCATATAATTCTGAATTTTATATACAGGATCTAGGAACAGCAGAATTTTATGGGCTAGAATTTATCGATACACTTGAAGACAAGATTATACCAAATCAAAATTTGGTTTCCGCGCCCTCAGTTCTAATTGAAGGTTCTACAATATTACTTGATTACAGTGATATTCAAAATACAATCGATAAAAATTTTATTGATACACTGTTCACTTCAATGAATTCATCTGGTGGAACATTTTCTAGTGGTTTCACTATAAGCGGTGCAATTTATAATGATTCAGTTAGGCAATATAGTGCCGATTTATCTGCTTCGTGTACATTAAATAGTTATAGTGATTTTAAAATTTTGGGTACATTTTCTAGTATAGGAAGTACTATAGAAACAAATTTATACCATTCAAATTTGTTTGAGACTATACCACAGATATCTTCTGCCTCCGGCCTTACAAGTGGTGTCACCACAAATGCGCTCATAAATTATCCAACCAGCACAGATACTAGTTTTGTAGGTAATCAGTTTCAAACTGGTGATTATGTAGATTTCAATACGGCATTAAATGCTAGACGCTTTACAATTTCAGGAATAACTGTTGACGATTTATCCCGAGAGATAGTTCATTTCGTTAACAGTGTATTAGTGACACCGGAAGATTTAAAGGGAACTCAAACAATTGTATCCCATATCAGAAAAACAAGTAATGAAACTTTGGGTGTCTATGACATTGAAAATGAAAAACCTGTTATTTATGAAATTGGATCTAGGCTTGTTGATGGCATTAACATAATAACTTTGGATTCAGAATTAGAAAAGTCATTAGTTCTCACTAGGGGAATTCAGTATGTTTTCGCAGTAAATAATTACCCAATCACAAGTTTTCAGCTTTTGAGTGAGAATCAAAACTCAGCTTATAATGAAGGTGGACTGTATAGCATTATCGATAATACAATGGGTAAGCAATATGTTTTCTTCACACCAAACAACACAACACCAAATCAATTATATTATACATCAGCTACCTCGGGTACTTCTGGTATAGGTGGTATACAGGTGGTGGGAAGTTATTCCTATAACTACGATACTTCCTTCATAGGGAGTGGAATAACTTTTAGAGCCGGGCAAGCATTATCATCTTTTCCAACATCATCAAATTATTATGGGTAACCATACTATTTAACTTCCACCCACGTTGATATAGGTAACACCACTCAGTTCTCCGGGGAACGTTGCTCCGGCGCCATCTATAATATATGGATTGGCGTATTTAATACTAGACGTGCCTATTATACCTAGAGAAGCTCCTTCTGGACAATCGCTAGGAATCTTGAGCGCAAACGTAGGACCAGAGAAAGTTATTCCAGATACGTATGATGCACCATTGATCTGTATATCGGCAACAGTCAGACCACCGAGACCAAACAGGTTCTGGATCTTATTTCTACCTATGTCTGGTATTGCAGTATAACCAGCAGCGGTTCCGATCATGGTTGCTCCGGCAGTCGGGCCATAAGTATCAAACGAGAACGATGTGAAGGTTGATCCACGACCTGCTGTGATTGCTCTTCCTAATTCATACCAATCACCTTGTGTGATACCTAATGGATTTTCAATTCTTGGTCTGACATATACTGTTTGCCCAGCGACTTCACTGGGAAAAACAATTCCAGTCGCCATACCTTTGAATTCTACAAAATTTGAGCCTCCGTTGTTCTGAAGTAATGCACCAGAAGAGTCGTCTTCTGTCTTAATGGCCAAAACTGTTTGACTAAATTCACTATCAAGTGTATTCCCATATGAAACATCTAATTGACAACTATTTGTTACTCCGAATAAACCATATAAATCTGTATCTTGGGGGTGTTCGTCTGTGCTAAAACCAAGATAATAACTCCCATAGTTAGAAATTATTTCTGATCCATCAGTGCCTGGACTACAATATAAACTATTACTAAAATTTAAATTACTCTCTACGGGATCAGAAAGATTTGTGAAGTTTGGTGGAATATTTCCGGTTGCTGCGATCTGAATTTCTTTGGTAAACGGTTTGGTTTTAGTTCCATCAGCCCGAGTACCAACTATGGTGACCTTAACCTTTTTGTTGTTATCAAAGCTATTGGGCGTAAAAGACCGATCTGTTCCTAAAGATGGTAGGTTATAATCTGTGTAATCATAGAACCCACCATTAGATGTGCTCAAATCATCCTTTTCTAAAATATTAAGAGTCTCTTCTCCTTCAGAAACTAAAAAAGAATTTATCTGGAGGTACATCGAATCTCGCATAATGTCCATACCTGCACTGAAAGAAGTTGACCAAATTGTACCTTCTGTTTTATGGTTGTAAAAAGTAGGACTTCCACTGTCACCACTGAATGTCATAGTGGGTTCGTTGAGAGGTGTATTAAATCGATCCTGCACGACCACTGGATTACCTTCGCTATCTCGGCCGAAAAATCTCATAACACCATTAGAATTTATGATTACCTTAGAAGAAACATCGTCAACTTCGGTGCTGGAATTATCTCTGTTATAAAATCTATTAGCAATTTGTATATTTCTACTGTCTGGAATTCTCTCTGTTAGTTTAAATATAAGTACATCTGCCCCATAGGCTTGACGCAATGTGATTGGAGAATCACTTTGAGTTATACCAACGGTGGAATCATTGATGCCACCGAAAACACCGAATACCGCTCCGACTCCCGCTATTGGTCCCTGTTCAACCTCTACATTGAATGTAATTCCATCCCTATCAATAAATTGATAGATTGAACCACCACCAGCCCCAACACCATATCCCATGTCGCTGTTCCATTTATGCTTACCATGTTGTGTTTGCATGATATGCTGACGACTAATTAATACTGTGCTAAGAACCCCACAATTCCATGAAAGATGTGATGAATAATTTGCAGTTCCCCCTCGCGCTTCTACGAATCCACGTTGGTTATCATTAAAAGCGTGGTTATTAAACTTTCTTGTCTTTAATGCAAGAGCAGTTAAATCAGTTGATATGTTGGATAAAGCCGAATTTGGGTTTACCCCAGTAATAAGAGCCTTTACTGCACCACCCGAACCACTTGTTGGAAGAGCCCCGTCAAAGTCACCATAAAGATAATAGTCATGAAATGGTCCAGAATAACCACCATCAAACGATGCGGGAAAAACGTAACTCATTAAGCCTCACTCCATTCATAGCTGTAGGATACAGCAGAACCACCTTTAGTCGATGGGTTTGCTGTTATTGTAGTACCGACCTCTGGTGAGTCACCAGCAAACGAAAAGCTAATATCAGATATTGCAAATGCCACTGAAGCAGCATCATCATATGATATGTCTTCCTCTTCACGCATCATAGCAACCATCGCAGTATATGTCATATACTGTGCGACACTCAACTCTTCCAATGTGTCTGCATTGATATAACGTTGTTTTTTAATATCAAAGAACCATCGAGTACCATTCTTCAATGTGATAATATTGGAAGGCTTCTC